TTCATGAACTTCCACATCATGTAGAGGAGGCCCACGGTGACAACCGCCACCAAGTTGTTGGGGTCGAGCACCTTATCAGCAAGGCCAGGGGTGAGGGTGGGATCAGCCATCAGAAGCTCCTTGAGTTGGTGGAGATGCCAACGCGCTTGTCGCGGTTGGGTCTGCGTCTTGGAGTATATGAGGAGCGGGCCACCTCGTCAGCCCAATAATGAAAGATGCAGTCATAACGTAGAGCATCAAGCGGATCCTCACGCCCATCCTTCTTTGGCTGCTCTTTAGTGTCCCAAGCATAGCTCATGATCGCCTTCCTCAAGCTGTTCCCAATGGCGCGCTCGCCCTTGTCCCAGACCTCCTTGGTGATGAGGTAGCGGTCGCGAGCAAAGGCCCGCTTGAGGCGCTGGACGCCGTTGAGTATGTCCACCCTCACAGGGTCGGTGGTACTCCTGAGCGGGAGGCCAAGCCCGCCTTGCTCAACGCCCTTCCCCATCTCGCGGAAGGCTGAGCGCCCCGTGTGGTCAGAGCGGGCCTTCCCCGCCTTGTCTGCCACGCCTGTATCAAGCCATATCCGCTGACCTGGCGCTTGAGCTTTGTGAGCGCGGGGCCAAGCCACCCTTAAGATCATCTCTGAGAGCTCCGCGATGGTGACCTCCTGTGGATTGATCTCATGGACGATCACGGACGCCTCACGCTCCTCATCATAGGCGATGATCAAGACTGAGGGCTTGCGGAAGCCCCAATCTATAGCGATTCGCCCCGTCATCTCAGGGCGATATTGGAAGTCATCAATAACGTGGCGCTCGAGGTCGAACTCTTGATAGACCAAGCCGCTTGGAGGCTTTGGCTTATTCATCACCATGGCCTCACGCTCATCTTCAGGGAGGAGCTTGGTAGCCTCAAACCACTCAGAGCTGAGGTTGTCTTGGTTGACGTATGAGGTGAACAGCAACGGATGGAGCCCCGCAGCCTCAGCCATTTGACACCACCAAGCGTCAGCCACAGGGAGCCCAACTAGGATGAGCGTTGGAGTGGGGCCAGACCTCAAGCGGCCTAGTGCTTTGTGAGCCACCTCAGCCCCAAGCGTTTGACACTCGTCAATGAGCGCCACGCCTGAGGTGACGTTGATCCCCTCAAGTGGGTTGTGGCTCGCGTCTCTCGTGCCTGGGCGATAGTAGGAGCGACAGAGGACAGATGAGCCCGTGTGGGTGTCAGTCCATTTGTGCAGCGTGTGGTTATACACCCAACCGCGAGGCGCCAGCCACTTCTCAATCTCAGGCATAAGAACAGAGTTATAGCGCGGGGTGGTGTCGGTGATGAGGAGGGAGGTTGTGCCTGGCCTCACCTTGGCGATGAACCACAAGGCGAAGATGAGCGAGCTCGTCTTACCGCTACCCCAACCGCAGCGCGCCGCGATGATCTTCTGACGCCGCCTCAGCCCGCCAATGATCTCACGTTGGAGGTCATTGAGGATGAGCTCTCTTGGTTCCTCCTCACTCACCGCTGACCTCCTTGAGATAAGCCTTGAGCGCTGCCTCATCTATGCTCAAGCGGTGGGAGCGCTTCCCCTTGCGATAGCCTTTGACCACTCCCTCATCAATCATCTTCATGGCCCAATGTTGAAGGCTGTACTCCGTGGCGTCCTCTGTGGAGCGCTCCCTCATGTACGTCCTCAAACTGAGGAGCTCGTCAGGCCAATCAAGGATGCAGAGCAAAGCCAGCCGACAATTCTCATGGAGCGGGGCCTTACTGATGAGCGCCTCAAGGTCATGGGTCACAGACTGAGGAGGAGGAGCTGCTGAGGCTGAGCGAGGGAGGCTCTTAACCTCGAAGAACCGAGCGGGCTCCTTGAAGTCACAGACCGCCCTATCAAAGTCACTGAGGCTGCGGAAGCGCGCCCTTCCCATTGGTGAATCTCTCCCCACGTCACGTCCCCACACCAAGACCAAATCAAAGGGCGTGTTGAAGTTGATCGCCGCCGCTTGGAAGGGGACGCGATAGAGGCCAATCACCACGAGCCACAGCGCGTCACTCCTGTGGGCGATGGTCTGGAGCTTGGTGAGCTGTGAGCTCATGTGGTCGAGCACATCATCAGCGATCATCCAAACGGTGCGCTCATCCCTCATCTTGACGTGGCGTGTCTTGATCTCAACTGCTGCCACCGCCTCACCTTCGCGGTGTTGGAGCACTAGGTCACAATACTCTCCAGGGTCAGGCCATGATGGGCGCCCCGCCTCAAGTGGATGATCGACCAAGCGATAGTTGGCCCAATCTGCGCTCTCAATGATCGAGGTGAATAAGCCTTGAAAGCGCTGATGGATGCGAACCACGGCGGCCTCCATTTGGGCCTTTGTCCAAGTGGCGGTGAGCGCGGGGCGGTTGATCTCAAGCTTGGCGTATGTCATAACAAGCTCCTGCCTGTTTGAGTTGCCCTCTCTTGGCTAGTGTCGTGGCTAGTCAAGAGGGGGCGGTTCATCGTTCTTCGTCAGTCTTGTCCTCAAGCATATCGTTTGTTTGCTCGAACATGGCCACCACCTCTTGAACGCCGTCATTGGTCTTAGTGGTGATCTCGACCTCTTTCCTGTCCCCATAGCGATCAGGGCGAAGCTTAGCCAAGAGCCACATGAGCGCCTTGGTGTCATCCTTCCGCTGGATCGCGCCACGGAGCTCCGCGAGGACGTGACCCTCAGCCATGAATTGAGCGTCCTCGACCTCCTCCGCGAAGTCTGGGTATTCGCTCAGCCACTTGTACAGCGTGGGGCGGTTGAGGTGGGCGCCGATACAGGCCGCCTCCTTGCTGTAGCCTTGTGCCAGGTAGGTGAGGAGCTGATGAGTCTTCTCCTCATACTTGCGGGAGTATGGGCCGTGTTTGGGGGTCGCGCGCGCGCCCACGTTTGTCTTCTGTGACTTATCATTAGAGTCAACGATGAGAGCCTCACGCGCCGCCATATCTTTGAGGGCTTCAAGGTCTTGTTTAGACTTCTTCTTCTTGCTCATACCTTGCCTTCATCCTGTATCTCATGCGCTTCCACACGCTGTGGAGGGTGTTCTGATTCCATCCCTGCTCACGCGCCACCACGTTGATCTGCTCCCCCGCCATGATGGCAGCCAATGGAGCCCTATGAGAAGGCCGCTCAACAGATTCGAGCACATCAGCCGCTATCACGTTCATGTCAATGAGCTCATCCCAGCGCTCAGGGCCATCATCACTTGAAAAGCCCCACTCCTCACGATGATTAAACCACCCATAAACGATCCGCTTGTTATCGCGGATATAATTGAGCCCTCTCATTCGCGTGAGCTTGCGGATCGCCCCGCCCATCTCCTTCTCCATATCGAGGAGGCGGGGGCCATGCTCTAGGAGGTAAAGCGTGACCTCAGAGAATACGTCCTCAGCGTCATGAGGCTCCAGCCGCAGCTTAAACATGAGCATTCTGATCATGTCGGAGCGCATCTCAGCGAGGCGAGCGCCAATGATCTCTTGATCTGTCAATTCATTCGTCATGCTGTTCCATTCATTGGGGGGCTCCGTGAGGAGCTAAGCGGTCAAGGCCACTTATTGCCATCAGGCTCCCATGTGGCGGGGCCTTGATTGCCGATGGCGTTTGAGGTGGGCTTGCTCCCCACAAACTGCCAAGTCTCTATCACAATGTCTAGATCTTGTTGCTTGATGCCATCGCGCTCCCAGACCTTGGTCTTGATCTTTCCTGTGATGGCGAGCTTATCGCCCTTCTTGGCGTGAGCGAGGAGGGCCTCCCCTGTCTTGCCAAAGGCTACACAGTCAAACCATTGGGTTTGTTTCTCGCCGCCCTTCTTCCTGTGCTCGACCGCTAAGGAGAAGCTGGCGATATTGCGATCAGAGCCACGGGCTTGAGGGTCGCGCCCAAGGTTGCCAATCAAGATGACATGGTTCATGGTGTCCTCCATTAGATTAGTGAGGACGGCGCCGCAACACTCACACGGCGCCGCCCTCGATGTCCGACCTTATAACACATCAACGAGGTGACCGTAATTGATGAGTGATCAGATTGCAATAGATGGAGGGAGCGTCAAGCTCCTCGCTGTGATGGGCTCGCCCCTTAGCGTGGTGAACAGCGCCCGTGTCTCAATGGGACGGATGAGCGATGAGCTGAATGAGGATGATTGGCGGCTCATCAGCTACCTGTGGAAGCACAAGCACACCTCACCATTCCGCCACATGACTTTTCAATTTCACATCAAGGCCCCTGTCTTTGTGCTGCGTCAATGGATGAAGCATCAAGTGGGCTGCGCCTGGAATGAGATCAGCGGGCGCTATGTCCAATTTGATCATGAGGCGTGGGAGCCAAGTGAGTGGAGGCAAGGCTCAGCGAGCGTCAAGCAAGGATCAGCGGGGCCGCTTGAGGATGACGCAGCGCTCAGCGCCCAGCTCATCTATCAGCGAGCGATTGAGCAAGCCTTCAAGAGCTATGAGGAGCTCCTCAGCGTGGGTGTGGCTAAAGAGCAAGCTCGAGCGGTGCTCCCGCTGTCGCTGATGAGTGAATGTTATTGGAGCTGCTCACTTCACGCGCTCATCCACTTCTTGAGCTTGAGATTGGATGGTCACGCTCAGGCTGAGATTCGGAACTATGCCAGCGCCGTCCGTGATTCAGTTTGGGGCATCGAGGGGATGAGCCGCCTCTTGGCTATGACGCTTTAACCCCATCCATCATCAACGCCAGCGCGCCGATCATGGCCTATCATCTGCACAGGCCGCCCAAAGATCGCGCCAAGCCTCGACCTCACCGCGCTGTTGTTGTCGCATAGGTCATGGATGATCGTCTTGGGAGCTAGGTTGGAGGTTGCGACCACGCTGAGGGTCTTGGCTGCCCATCGGTCATAAATGGCGCCAATCATCTCCCTAGTCTGTGACCTGTACCACTCAGACCATCGCCCGCCACCACCAAGGCCGCCAAGCTCGTCAAGACAGAGGAGGTCAACATTCTCAAGCATCTCATGGAGGTTGAGGCTGTTGGCCTTCCAACTAGCGCGGATATCAGCAAAGAGCCCCTCATGGGTGAGGAACAGAGCGCGCTTCCCCTCAAAGATCGCGTGTTTGGCGAGGATGTGGAGGATTGTGCTCTTGCCGTTGCCAGGCTTGCCCCACAGCATGACGGCGGGCTTGTCAATGGGGTCGGTGTTGCCATGAATCCAATCAAGCACAGCGCCCACCCTATCCCGCTGCTCTGGACTGTCCCACTCATAGCCATTCAAGGTGTGCTGATGAGCGAGGAAGGGGAGGCGGGCCTCCTCCAATCGCTTGAGCCTCGAGCGGAGCGGGGTGCAGGTTGGGCAGCGGCGAGCGATGGGAGCCGTGGGTGGTGGTGGCTTCTCATAGACAATCCCCTCAAAGCACTCACCGCAATAAGGGAGCGGCGTTGTGCTGAGGTAGCCTGAGGAGCTGAGCCACTCCTCAGCGGGGAAGTTCTCAGCGGTGATGTTGTGGTAGTCGATCAATGCCATCCTCCATTCTTCTTGTCTGCTGTTCCATAGTCGGCGCTAAGCCACGCGCTGTCAGCCTCCTTGATCTTCTGTTGTTGGTCAACGGTGATCGTCCATGTGGTTGGCTTGGGAGGTGGCGCCGCTGGCGTGGAGACGCTTGGCTTGTGACCTGAGCTGATGAAGGTGACCCAATCAATGGCTGAGCGTGGAGCGATGAGCTCGCCCATCATCTTGTGGAATAGCTCATCATTCCCCCGCGCCCACAGAGCGTCCCTTATGTCTTGTCGCTTGTGATGAGTGATCTCACGATAGACCTCACGTCTGTAGTCCAGATCATCATTGATGTGACTGAGAATATATAAACCATCCTCACGCTGTGACATTGTGGGCGGTGGAGGTGGTGGCGGGATCTCCTCAGCCTTGGCCATGATCTGATCCCACTGAGCAGCTCTGAGCTCCTCCTCAGCCTCGCGTGTGCTCTCAGCCTCAGGCTCAGCCTCATTGATGTTAGATTGATCTATATTGATATTATATTGATCCTTATTGATATTGGGTGACTTTCTGTCACTACCCTTGGGCCAATTTGTCACCACCCCTTGTGACTTTCTGTCACTACCCTTGGGCCATTCTGTCACCACTGATGGTGACTTTCTGTCACTACCCTCAGAGTCTTGGTGGTGACTTTCTGTCACTATGGGTGGTGACTTTCTGTCACTAGTGTCTTTCTTGGTAGGTGGTGACTTTCTGTCACCAAGCTTGGAGATGATGACCTTGATCGCTGACTTGTGATGGAGGCCGTCATCTCGCCTCATGATCTCGCGCTCAATGTAGCCAAGCTCAGCGAGCGCCTTGAGGCTCCTCTTGATGTTGCGCCCACTCTGGCGCGTCCCAAGCTCAATCTCATTGGTACTGACTGACCCCGCCCATGAGCTCCAATCCACTCTTGTCAGTAGATAGAGCATGATCAGCTTCTGAGCTGCGGTGAGCTCCTCGACCGCCATGACGGCCAATCGAGCATTCATTTCATTCATGATGAACTCCTTGTCGCGGTGGAGCTTCATGTATATGTCAGCTTGCTACTTGGGTCAAGGCAGATTAAAATTAAGTTGCAAATAAATCTTGACTACAGGTCAATAAGGATGATAACTCAGTACTCATCACCAACTGATAGGAGGTCACCATGACCCTCAGAGACAAGCTCAAGACAGACCTCAAGGTCGAGCGCTACACCTTAACCCATCTATGTGATGAGGCACAAATCAGCCGAGCATACTTGACCCGCATCTTGGGCGGTTATGCCTCACCCTCAATCCATGTCTGCACATCACTAGCGCTCGCCGCCAACCGCCTCACAGGGCTCACCACATACACCCCAGACCAATTCATGACCATCACAAGGATTCACCACTCATGAGCAACGCCGCCGCTGACACCTTCATCATCTTCTGTCTCCTCTCCATCGCCGCCTTGATGCTCGCGGCGGCTGCCCACCTCTTTCAACTGCTCTTTGGTGACAAGCCACAGATCAGGGAGCTCCCCAAGCGTGACGGCTGGCTTGAGCGCCGCATGACGGGCGATGAGATCAGCTTCTTCCTCAAGCATCTCAGCATCTATGACAGCGTGATGGGCCTTGGCCCTAAGCACTACCACAACCTTCAAATGGTCAACGAGATCGAGGGCCACCTCAAGCGTGACCTGGGCCGTGACGTGATCATCCCCATGAGCGATTGGTTTGAGATCATCCGCGCTTGGTATGTCACCCGCGATCTTCCCCACCGTGAGCGCGTGGCATCCCTCAAGCTCCGCCTCCAAGCCAACGTCTAATCCACCACCACCAACCCAACTCAACTCAAACAAGCAGGAAAATCATGACTATCTACACACCAAAGAGCCTCGACCAAGCCAAAGAGATTGCCACCCTCATCAGCGACAGCCCCCGCGATTGCCTCCGCCTCCATGCCGCCTTTGGCGCCCACTTTGGCGGGGACATGGCGATCACTCAGAATAACGCCTACATGCTCAAGGGCAAGCCCTCACTCAACGCTGACGCCATGAGCGGGGTCGTGAGGCGCTCTGGCATCTGTCGCTTCATGGTCATCACGTCTTGGGATCATGAGCATTGTACTTATCAGTGTGCTCGCAACGATGAGCCTGAGCAGATCGTCCACACCTTCACCTATACCTTTGAGATGGCGAAGGCCCAGGGGCTGACGAGGAACCGCAATTGGCAGCAGATGCCTATGCAGATGCTCCGCGCTCGCGCTCTCACCTTGATGTTGAGGGCGGTCTATCCTGACGCCGTGAGCGGCATCTACTCCCCTGATGAGCTCGCTGACAACATGAACATGAGCGATGATGAGCGCGCTCAGATCAGCGCTGACGCTTTGGGTGAGGAGCTCCGCGCCCCCTCACAGGCTCCGCGAGCGCAGACCCCGCCTCAGCAGCACCGCGCCATCCCAAGCAATCCCCCCGCTGATCAGCACCTCCCTCCCGCCTTCACTCAGACCGCCCCGCAGGATCGCCCCACGCCTCAGCATGTGGCGCAGCGCCTCCTTGATGTGGCCACGCTGGGCAAGATCAACTCTGAGGATGGGAGCCTAGAGGACACGGAGTGGGATGAGGACAAGCTCAATGAGGTGACGGAGCGCGCCGCTAAGGTGCTCTCATGGACTGACCTTGAGGTGTTCGCCACAGGGCTTTGGACGCTGACCCAAGAGCAGGGGAGCGCTGACGAGGTTGACGAGCTCCTCAAGACCATCAAGAGCCTTGGCTACAGCGAGGCGAAGCTGGGCATCTTCTAAGACCTTAACCATTGACACAACGTGGCGGGGCATACGATACCACCCCTTGACGAATGGAGGACATGACAATGATTCAACCCTTGCAAAACAAGAACCCCACCGCGAGCCTAAAGCGGTTCATGGCTGAGATTGGCCCCATGCAGTTCGTGAGAGAGATTTACATGAACAGCAAGGAGGCGGACGCCACCACGATGAAGGTTTACTTTGACCATCAGTTTCTAAAGGGGGGAGGCCCCAAGAAGCTCTGCTTTGCAGATAATGGGAAGGGGATGACCGCCGCTGAGATGTATGAGTACCTGGCCCACCTCAACAGCAGCTCCAAGACCACAGGCGGCCCTCATGATAACTTTGGAATTGGCGTCAAGACCACCACGCTCTTGGCCAACCCTTATGGCGTGGTGTTCCTCAGTTGGTCAGAGGCCAATCCAGGCGGCGCCATGGCTTGGTTTGTCTATGATGAGGCTAAGGACGTGGTGGGCCTCAAGCCCTTTGAATATATCGAGGATGAGGATGGCTACCAAGAGCGGATTGCGCTCACCACAGAGATGAGTGATGGATCAATGGCCAACGTGGTGAGCCTTGATGAGCTGAAGGAGCATCATTCCAATGGCTTTGAGGGCGTCAAGTGGTGGGACTGTAAAAAGCAGTCTGGCATTGATGGACATGGAACCATTGTGATGCTGCTCGGCAAAGGCAGGGATGAGGATTCCGTTGGAGCGGATTGGTCAGATCGCAATTTAAATCACTACCTCTCAACGAGGTTCCCCCGCCTTGTCGTTGAGGTTCGATCTTCATTTGGCGGTCACAAACCTCGTGGCCTGTTGGATGTACTAGAAAAGAGCATCCAACACAAGGACGAGATAAAGCTTAACAATGGCTTCTCTATTGATGTTCACTACATGAAAAAAATATCCCGCTCTAGAGGAAAGAATTCCCATATTCAAGGAGTTAATCACTACGCTCCTGCTATCATTAGGAAAGGCTACAGCGCTGTAGAGTACAAAGATGAGCTCTATCACTCAGCCTATGGCAAGGACGAGATGAGGAGCTGGGGCGTCTCTCATGAGGACGTGATGAGCCGCATCCTTTTGATCATCAAGCCACCTCACTATGGGATGCAGACTGACGGAGTGATGAGGGGGTGCTATCCCAATGAGAAGCGGAACGCGCTGCTGTGGTCTGATGAGACCGTGGAGACTGAGAACCGCGCTCTCGATCTCCGTGAGGTCAAGATGGAGTTCATTGAGAAGCAGCCAGAGCTCCTCAAGAAGTGGATCAAGGAAGCCTATAAGGCGGATCAATCTGAGATCAAGATTGACACAAGCGACTTGAGGAATGAGTGGAGGCGCCTTTTCAATGCAAGGCGTAGCCATCAAGGGAAAGACTTGAGGCCCGCTCCTGACGGTGAGGTCAAGCCTGATGTGATCGAGCCATCTATCCCTGGGATTTGGATGCCTCCAGGCGCCCCCGCTCCAGCGCCTACACCAAAGCCGCCGCGAGGCTCTAAGGAGAGAGACGCCAAGACTGATCACCCTGTTGAGATCACCTTCCCCTCAGAGGACGAGGAGGATTACTCAAGCAGCGGCGTGACCCTCCCCGTCAAGGTGTCGCTTGGGAGCCCTATCGTCATCATGGTCAATCTCAACTTCAGCACCTTCATTGAGATGAAGAAGTTCATCTTGAGCAAGTTCAAGGCCGCCTCTGACCTCGCGCTCGAGCATGACTATGAGCAAGCGCTGAGGACGATTATGGTGAGCGATCTTGACATGTGCGCTCTCCACTTTCACGCTCAGCGCCGCAAGCATGAGCTGTTCAAGACCTACAACAACACAGACCTCCAGCGGGCCTTGGCCATCCGTCTCCTGGGCTCTGCTTGGTGGATGGGGCCAAAGCTGGAGCGTATTCTTGTGAGGCGAGGCCACAAGAAGCTTGGGTGATCTCAGCTCGCCAAGACCCCATAGAGAATGAGGGCGATGACTGAGAGGAGCCAAGCTTGCTCCCCCATCCTGTCAGCGATCCAATCCGCAAAAAAGCCAAAGGCGAAGATGAGGATGAGGAAGGCGGCGGCGTTTATGGGGTGATGGTGCATTGGCCTGATGAGCAAGCGGGTTCAAGGGTTGTCTCATAGTAGTCGCTCGCGATCCCTTGGAGGTCTACCTCAGACCAATCCAATGAGGCAAGCTTGAGCCAGATCGTCTCAGCCTCACTCCCCTCCTCGACCGTTTGGTAGGGCGCTTGGTTGTAGGCGCTATCACCAAACCAACCAAGGAGGGCCACGCCACGGAGCTCCCCTCGAGCTTCCCACAGGAAGTCAGCCACGTCACCCCACTCATCATCCTTGACGGTGCAGGTGTTGGAGACGTTGTGGGTCAGCCCCTCGACCCTTGTTGGCGCTGAGCCTGGCTTCACCCAATGCTGATACACCAAGCGAACACGCTTGAGGTGATCAAGCGCCGTGTCATCCTCACGGGTGAGCGCTCCCTCAGGTGCAGCACACGCAAAGGCCACGACCCCTGTATGCTCATCCAGCTCATGGCAAGCCTCAGGAACCTTGGCCGCGATCTCATCCCATACAGGATTGACGCGAGCGATCCTCATTCGCCTGATGTAGCGGCGAGCGTGGAAGGGGTGAACCCCTGCGCTCGTCCCCGCCACGGTGGAGGTGTTCCCGCTTGGCTTAACCGTGGTGATCCGTGAGGCGGTCTTGATGCCAATGGCCTTGGCGGTGAGGCGGTTCTGCTCAATGCAGACCTTGGCGCCCTCCTCTAAGAGCTGCGGATCAAAGAGGAGCTCAGGCGCTGCACACATGCCCGTGATACTCACACCAATGAGAGCCTCTTGTTGGAGGATGACCTTGGTCACTAAGAGGAGATAGCCTTGATGGGTGTAGCCCGCTTGGAGCGTCCCAATGTGAGCCGCCGCCTTGCAAGCCTCAAGGAAGTCCTCACGGCTCTTGATCTTGGCGCCGTTAATCTCTGTGAGGTTGCAGACCGCCCACCCTGATGTGAAGTCATAGCCTCGCGCCTCATACCACTCACGGCGTTGGAGGAGATCGAGGGTGACCTCAGAGACGTGGTTCCCCTTGGGGTCGGTGACGAGATAAGGAAAGAGCCCAATCTCCGCGCATGGGTTTGTCCCGTGGTGAGGGTCAGCTTGCCACAACACGCCAGGCTCACCCCATTGGCGGGCCATCGCTACCACTTGGTCAACGGTCGAGCGCTCGGCATCGGTGATCGAGAGGCCCGCGCTGATGTTCGCGTAAGCGCGCTGAGGGTGCTCCTTCCACCAATCGCCCGTCTTGGCGTTCATCATGAGGGCGTCATCCTCGTCAAAGATCGCGATGGAGGCGGAGCGCCTCACGCCACCTGAGAGGACAGCCTCGCTGAGCAGCATCATCACGTCAAAGCAGTCAATGGAGCGGAGCCGCTTGAGGCGATCCTTGACGAGCCCGCTGAGCATGTCATCAATCTTGTCGAGCGCTCGCTTGAGAGGCTTGGCCCCTGGAGCGAAGCCGCCGCTTGAGATGGGCGCGCCAAGCTCACGGATTTGTGAGTAGTCAAAGCGCCAATCATAATAATCCTCGTAATAGCCTCGATGGAGATAGCTATCTATGACGAGCTGGACAGCGTGAGCCCACCCCTCAATGGAGTCGCTGATGATGTGGGTTCGCGTCTCCCTCCTCACATACTCGCTGAGGGTGAGGAGGCGGGGGAGCTCCTCAATGTCACGCGCCCTCAAGCTGAAGCCTGTTCCGCAGCCGCTGAGCAGGAGCCAAAAAGCCTCAGAGAAGAAGCGGGGGCGATCACATGGGGAATAAGTGCAGTTGTAAATCCTCATGTTGTTGCGCTCGATAGGGAGCCCGCCAAACTGAGTCGAGCGCTGTGAGGGGAAGACGCGCTGCGCCCTCACCAAGTCAAAGGCTCTCATTGTCTCCCCCGCCACTTGGGGATAGCGCTTGAGGTGCATGGCCTCAACACGATTGGCGGCGTGTTCCCAGCTCTCACGGCCAGGCTTTGAATTGAGGGGTCGAGCGTATTGGGCGGCGAAGGCCACCTGACCTAGCAGGTCATTCTGCATGGTGAATCTCCGTGGGGCTTGGCCCCTGTCGGTGGTGGTTTTACCTCGCTATGAGGTAAACAATCGTGACCCCTGTGGAGAGAATGAGGCCAACTGTGGCCCCTCTCCACCACCAAAGATCAGAGCGCGCTAAGTCGCGCTGTTTAAGGGCCTCTTGAAGCTCAGCCTTAAAGAGCTCTTGCTCCTCAAGGTAAGACTGATGAACAGCCTTGTGGTTGCGCTGAATCTCTGTGAGCTTGTCAATCCAGACCTCATCCTTGAGCTGGAGCCGCCGCTCCCAATAGAGCTTCTGATCTGTGAGGTCATGCTGCACCCTCGCGAAGTCCTCGAGCTTGAGACAAAACTCATCTGACGGCTCCACATACTTGGCGCTGACCTCCTCACCTGTGGTGAGGACAAGCGGCTCAGTGAGTGGAGTTAGCGTGATTAGGCTCAGGAGGATAGGGATCATGGGACACCTCACAGATTCGACAGCGGAGCTCCTTGATGCGCTTGATCTGCGCCTCACAGCTCTCACGTTCAGCAAGGCGCTCATCCTCACACGCTTTGGGGTCAGGGGTCAAGCTCTGACGCTCACAGGCGTGGAGCTGATCAATGGCCTCCTCAAGAGACGCCTCACAGGTGGCGCAGTCAGTCTCGACCAATGAGAAGCCAATGAACACGCCAGCGCCTAGCAAGGCCAAAGACCACACGCCCACGAAGATGAGGAGATGCTGACCCTTGAGCTGATCAATCATGGCTTGATTGGCCCAAAGGACGTGTTGAGCATTCCCTCAATCCGCGTCAACTGAGCGCCCAAGACCTCAAGCTTTGTCTCGATCCGCGCTTGAGCGATCTCCATGATCTGAGCGCGCTTGGAGAGCGCCTTAATCTCAGCTTGGGCCTCCATGATCTCGCCCGCTTGTTGCTCAAGCCTTGTCTCAAGCTGCCCCACATCGCGTGAGGTGACGAGCGCCCAACCCACAGCGGGGATCAAGCAGATGGTGAGAATGTCTTTGATCTTGTCCCAATTCATGGCGGCTCCTAGCTCGGCAGCTCTAACAGTCTAAGGGATGGGTAGCCGACAAAGTCAAAGCCAGCTATCCCATCCGCTTGAATTGTCATGTTCCACCCTGTCCCTGTCAGTGATTTAATTCTGATCTCGACGTCCATTGATGTACTAATATCAGCATCTAAAATGAGGGCTGATGTGCATGTCCTTGAGATTTGAGCTGTGTTGCGAGTCACAGTGGGGCCAAATCTAAAGCTGCATTCATGAAGGTAGGCGCTAGTTCCTGAGTCATACACTCCGAAAACGATTGTACCGTTTGCGTTTGTTTGTTGTATCAACGGACTTGCCTCAACATAATAAGATGAGCCTGCCACCAACTGAAGTCGATTGGACACGATCGAGGCGCTTCCATTAACAGTTCCAGACAGGGTGAAGCGTCCGCCCGCTGCTGTTGCTGTAGGTGTGTCTAGTTTAATCAGAGAGGCGATGATCTCCGTTTTAGTGTTTAGATTGTGAAAATAGCTCATTGAGTGATAACCCCCATCATTCGAGTCTCATAAGCGTTTGAGTCAAAGTCTGAGGTAAACCCATTCACTACTTTGAAGTTAATCGCTGTATTTTGTGTGATGCCATAGGTGGCATCATCCATCATGAACCCCCCATTAGCTGCGATGTTTCTCACCTGGTAGCCTTCAGACTTTGAGCCGACATTCTCAACGATCTCACAATCAACGAGATTAAAATTACTTGTGCCATCTCCTGACGTTCGAGACTCTGCGACCACATAAGTGTTGGCGCTAGGCACATAAGGAGCCACCCCCCCCGTTATGGATATATAGTTATTATTTACTACATCAGTAAATGGAATGACTGTGTTCACGGGAATGTTGGACGCTGCCGTTGACCTGTAGGCAAAGAACAGAGCCCTCGAATTAGTGACCCCATCAGATAAAACATAACTCATTACTCCACCTCCAAGATTATAATTTTAAACCCTTGCGAGTTAATTGTAGACCCTGTAAATATCGTCGTGGCTCGTAAAGTTATGGCGGACTCTGTGACCCCTGTTGAGACGTAGGTTGCTGTATAAGTGGCGTTTGGCCTTCCTGATGCTGGCGTTGTTGAATAATACTCCCACTCACACGGAAAGGCGCCCTGCGCCGCTGTCATGGCTGTCCCACTCGAATCATGAAAGGTGAACTTGAGATTTGAGCTTGTTGAGGCTCGCGTGACATCCATTGAGGCCTGCATCCAATAGTTTCGTGTCTGATCAAGCTGAATGACTCCACTTGAGAGGCTCACACCATGACCTGCATGACTAGCTCGGATCGTATCAAACAAGACGGTCTGACCAACATTGATCGTTTGGTTTGCGCTGAGGCTGAGCTCAATCATCCGAGTTTTACGAGTCTGATGCTGGGTAATCTTGTAGGTCATGGCGCGCCTCTCTTAAATGATGAACCAATTGGAGCCGTCACAGATCAAAGAGACGGAGCTCTCTTGGACTGTCAGATCAAAAGTGGCTTGGCCGTCAATCGTCTCCGAGCCGTTCGGATCAATCGTAATTACATTGGTCGAGCGGTTCTTAATGTTGTACTTGAAGCCCGATCCACAGGTGGCAGCCGCGACTAAGTTAACGGTGATGGCTGCTGAAGGCGTATAGATGTAAGCCTCCTCGATGCCTGTGGACGCGCTAAGCGTCTGATCAGTTGAGGGAGAGCTCACTGTTACGCTTGGAGCTGATACACTCTGAGGCGCTGCCTCCCAATCACCAGAGGTCGAGTTGTAAGCGATGACGTCCCCATTATTAGGAGCCGCTGCGCTCACGTCACCAATATCATTCAGAGCCGCGACACTCGCGCTGACTGTGCCGTTCTCCCATTCTCCGCTTGTGCTGTTGTAGATGAGCGCTTCACCATTCGCTGGGGTCGTGATAGTCACATCGCCGATGTCATTGAGGGCTGCGACTGTGGCGCTGATGTTAGTGAGGAGCGAGCCATCAACGGCGGGGAGCTGCGCTGAGCCGTTGAGCTGAACCACGTTTGTGGCGCTCGTCCCAACGTCAAGCGCTGCGGCTGTGCCAAGCGTGGGAAGCCCGCTGAGGTCAGAGTAGGCCCCCGTGGTTGCGACTGTGGCTAAAGTAGGCGTCCCGCTGAGGTCAGAATAGGCCCCCGTGGTTGCGACCGTTGCCAAGCTAGGCGTCCCGCTCACGTCAGCGTAAGCGACCGCGCCATTCTCCCATTCTCCGCTTGTGCTGTTGTACTTGATCACCTGCGTGTTGGCGGGGGTCGTGATGGTCACGTCACCAATATCATCGAGGGCCGCCACGCTCGCGCTGACTGTCCCATTCTCCCAATCCCCTGAGGTGCTGTTGTAGATGAGCGCCTCACCATTTGAGGGTGAGGTGATGGTCACGTCCGCATTATGTTCAATCAGGGTGCTGTTAGCCTCTAAGTAAAGGCTTGCACTCTCCACATAATAGAGGCGGCGCTCTCCAGCTTTGACAGTAATAGAGCTCGCTCCACCGCTCGTCCCCTCTCCATTTGAGCGAAAGGTTCCGCCTGTGATGGTCACATCTGAGCCGCTAATATTATTAAATAACGCAAAGCCATTGATGGCAGTTGCAGTTGATAACGTCAGAGTGAAGCCACCAGCCCCGTACAACCTAAAGATATGCAGGGCGTTTGAGCTGATGGCTGAGGCTGTGGCGGTCGCGTTAAACTGCTGAACCACTACAGAGTCATTAAGGTCGCTATAGTCTCCCGTGGTCGCGATGGTTGCGAAGCTTGGCTTCCCTGTCACCTCAGAATAAGCGACTGAGCCATCAACCCAGCTAGCGCCATCATACTTGAGGACGTTGTTGGTGCTGACCCCTGTGGTGTCAACATCACCAATGTCATCGAGGGCCGCGACTGTGGCGCTGATGTTAGTGAGGAGTGAACCGTCAACGGCGGGGAGCTGCGCTGAGCCATTGAGTTGGACTACATTCCCCGCGCTCGTCCCAACGTCCTCAGCCGCCGCCGTTCCAAGCGTTGGCGTCCCGCTGAGGTCACTATAAGCGCCTGAGGTCGCAACAGTCGCGAGCCCTGAGATGTCAGCAGTAGAGAGGACAACCGCGCCCGTTCGCCCTGCTACGCTCGTCACAGCGTCCGTGTTGTCCACCTTGTCAATCTTATTGGGATCGAGCGTCCCACCCATGTCAGCGTTGATGAGGAGGTGATCACCCACCGCCCAATCTTGGCCCTGGTAAGAGCCCGCCACGCTGATGATGTAGAGATCACCCTTTGAGGCGTTGCTGAGGTCAGCGGGGGAGCTCGCGTCAAAGGTTCCTTGATAGGTCACGCCACCGACCACGGCAGCATCCACAACAGACTTGACCTTGAGCGGGGTCATTGAGGTCAAGTCATTGGTTCCCGCTGTGGCCTCTGCTGAGGTAGCGATGCGAATCTTTCCCGCTGTTGTCTCTGTTGCGTCAGGGACTGAGGCGGCGCCAGCTGATGGGGGAAGGAATAAGACTGACATGATGGAGCTCCTTAGATAGCGCTGAAGCCCGCGATGACCCTCACGGTGTCGGCGGCGGCGTTCTTCTTGTAAGCGATTGTTGAGATGTTTGTTCTCAGCGTCCCAAGATCATCTGAGAAGATTTGGCCCACCGTGATCTCATTGGTGGTGGGATCACTCGCGAGGGTGCGGGCGCGATACTTAATGAACATCACGTCAGAGCCCTCATTGGTGAAGCCAATCCACTCAAACTTGAGGCCGCTGGCACAGGCTGAGCCCGTGGTGGTGTCGATAAAGTCAGCGCTTGTGAGGTCATTCCAATCGGTGTTGGAGACGCCGCTGAGGTCAATGGAGCCACGGACTGAGCCGCTGATGATTGGGTCTTGTACTTTTAAACGAGCCATTGTTAGTCCTCGAAGTC